ATCATAAAGGTATACAACTTGTATTAGACTTTAAACAGTATGAGTTGAGTGTTGTAAAACATGACGCAAGCTATGGTGGTACTCAAGGTTTGTTTGAAATTATGGTAAGAGATTCAAGTGGAGGAGTTGAACTTCCTGGTATCACAGAACCAGGTGATACTGTTAAAGGCTGGCTGACCTTAGAAGATGTAAGTGGCATTTGTAAAAAGTTAATATCAATCACAGGCGTTGAACCAGTTAAGGTCGCCATCTAAGTCCATAAATACAGTAAGAAGGATTACTGTATGCCTAGATTAAGTTTATATCGCCCAAATCGACAAAACGATTACAAGTTTATTGACCGTACTGTTATGGAAATGTATCAGGTTGGCGGTGTTGATATGTTTGTACACAAGTACCTTGGCCCTCAAGTTACTGGTGATGACAGTTCAAGTGTGAGCGGTGGTACACAGGATGCAACACAACCGGCCTATAGTACCGAATCACCTTTGTTCATTGAAGATTTATTTTTGCTGGAAAACAGAGATCGTAAGTACGATGACGATGTTTATCAAATGCGAGGTGTGTATAATTCACAGGACATAGATTTTGATCTAAGTCAATTTGGATTGTTTTTAAACAATGACACACTGTTTATAACTTTTCATTACAACTTTATGATAGATACAATTGGTCGTAAACTTATGAGTGGAGATGTACTTGAACTACCAAATCTTAAAGACTACAATCCTCTTGATAGTAATATCGCTAGAGCTATACCTAAGTACTATGTAATTCAAGATGCAGCCTTTGCTAGTGAAGGATTTTCGCAAACATGGTTGCCTCACCTATGGCGTGTTAAAGCAACACCATTAGTAAGTGCTCAAGAATATAACGATATACTGAAAAAACCATTCGAAGTTGAAAACATCTGGGATAATGGAAACTATTATCCTAGTGGAAGTATTGTTTTATACAATAACAGTTATTATAAAGCTATAAAGGATGTAGATCCTGGTGTAGAAATAACCAGTACCGAACACTGGCAAGAATTTTCTCCAGCAAGTGAACGTGACACTTTTGGTACAGTACAAAAAGATCTTGAAATCAATGATGCTATATTAACACAGGCTGAGTACGAAGTTCCACTTAGTGGATACGATACTGTTAAATTTTACATTGTTCCAACAAACGAAGACGGTTCACCAGCAGATCCAAACAGTTACACAGTTGACAATAATGGTATTACAGTTGATACAACCAATGTAGATGTTGATGGGCAACCACAATCACCAAGAGCAAACGGTTACACACTGGGTTATCTAACCGGAGATGGATTAGCACCAAATGGATTACCTGTAACACCAGGTATTAGTTTTCCACAAAATCCACAAGAAGGCGACTTTGCACTAAGATTGGACTATTATCCAAATAGACTTTTTCGCTATAGTGGTACACGATGGATTAAGTACGAGGACGATGTGAGAACCAACTTGACACCAGGCGATATAACAAAAACAGTTGCAAATTACGGAAACGTAACTTCACAAACACAACGCAGTAGTTTTGTAAACAACACAAACCAAACTGCTACTGAAGATCGTGGTAATATTCCAGAACGTCAACCATTGAGTAAGTTGCTTAAACCACAGGCTGATAACTAATGCACATTTATAAACTAGAAAATAAAGTGAATGGCAAAAAACACAATAGTGAAACAAAAGAAAAAATGAGTTACGCAAGATTAAAATATTATGGTAAGGTAACATAATGGCACTCCAAAGTTTCTTTTACGACGAACAAATACGTAGATTTTTACTACAATTCACCAGAGTATTTTCTAATTTTCAAGTAGAATACGGAAGAACCGAAGACAATACACAGAAAGCATTGTATAGAGTCCCTGTGCGATATGGTGATGCAACACGTCAAGCACAAACAATTATTCAACAAAACAGTGCAAACAGTCTACCTAGTACACCATTAATGACATTTCATATTACTAATCTAAACTATGCACGTGATAGAATACAAGATCCTACATTTGTACAAAAACAAAATGTTAGACAAAGGTACTGGGATACTCAAGCTCAAGAATATGAAACCACACAAGGCAATGCTTTTACTATAGAAAAACTAATGCCTGTGCCTTTTGATCTTGAAGTCAATCTTGACATATGGACATCAAACACCAATCAAAAATTACAATTACTTGAACAACTATTAACATTGTTCAATCCAAGTTTAGAAATACAAAGCACTGAAAACTTTATAGACTGGACCAGTTTAAGTGTGATGTATTTGGAACAGGTAACTTGGAGTAGTCGTTCAATTCCACAAGGAACCGACGACCCGATTGACATAGCAACACTGAGATTTGTTATGCCAATATACATATCTCCACCTGCTAAGGTTAAAAAATTAGGTGTAGTTGAAAGAATTATAGCAAGTGTATATGATGGTACTGGTGATCTCAATGAAGCAATATATGATAGTGATTTGCTTATGGGTACAAGACAAAAGTTTACACCATTCAACTACCAAACACTATTGATTGGAAATAAATTACAAGTGCTTGAACCACAAGCAGTTGTTACAAATAATGCAGGAGTACAGGTGCCAAGTGCTCCTCCTAGTAATTTGCTTTGGCACACAGTTATAGACCTATATGGTTCTCTACGTAATGGTATAAGCCAAGTAAGATTAGATAATCCTTATGATGACAGTATTATTGTTGGCACAGTATCATATGATCCTACTGATGATAGGTTTTTACTGTTTAGTGTTGATACAGATACTATTCCTGCAAACACATTATCGCCAGTTAATGCTATTGTTGATCCGCAAGCAAAAGGTCCAGGAACTGTAAATGGATTGCCAGCAGCATCCTCTGGACAAAGGTACTTGTTTATCAATGATACCGGAAGTGGTAGCTTAGAAGATCCAGGATTTGCAGAAGCCTGGAGAGGCACAGACGGTTCAACTTTGGTTGCTAATACAAATGATATTGTTCAGTATGATGGTGTACGTTGGAATATTGCATTTGACGCAAGCAATGAAAGCAATGTACAATATGTAAGTAACCTAACAACTAGTGTACAATATAGATGGGCAAACAACGAGTGGCTAAAAAGTTACGAAGGTTTATACCCTGAAGGTGAATGGAGTATTGTACTTTGATTAATGCAGTTGGTGTATGGTTTTACAGTATTAAGACAGGTCGATATCTTTACTTGCTTAGAAACGATAATAAAAACCCAGGGTGCTGGGGACTGCCAGGAGGTAAAGTTGACGCTGGCGAAAACCTTACAGATGCTATAAAAAGAGAATGCAAAGAAGAAATTGGCATTTGGCCTGAGATTGTAAAGCTAGTACCTATAGAAAAGTTTACCAGTGCAGATAGTCATTTTAGCTATCATACATTCTTTTGTTTAATTGATAATGAATTTACACCTATATTGAATTCTGAGCACCATGGCTATAGTTGGATTAAAAGTGGTGTATGGCCAAAGCCTTTGCATCCAGGATTGTGGACCACAATCAATTTTGAAGAAATCCTAGCAAAAATTGATACCATTAAGCAGTTTCAGATATCACAATATGAAATAAACTCTGCATAACTGATTTGAGAAAAATTGATATTTTCTCTCCAAAGGGCATGTGTGTTTCCAAAATCACTTACGTAATAAAATTTAGTAGTTTTGTAGTTATCAAACACTGCATTCATTTCTTTGACGGTTTGTTCATCTGCATTTTGGTCAGCATCACAAGCATCAGCACCAATTAAGAATATTTCTTTGTGCCCATCAAAGCAAGCTAACCATGTTGCCACTGTGATGCTTTTTCCACGTACACCATAAGGCACAAGATAAAACTCACCAGGATCATCAATACAATTTCTTGCATTACTGTACACTGCAACTTTTTCCTGGTATTTTTCTGATTTTATTTCTGCAAGTTTTTGTTTATCAAACTCAACATAGAAATCACATTGCATTTCCTGCCAACAACCTTGAGAACCGTAGCTTTGTAAACGTTTACGTCCAAGATGCCAACCAGCATGTCTTTCTATGTTTGACTTGAGATTGAACTTACCGTTGAACTTTGTTTCATAACGACTGGCACCATTGCCAATGACCGCTGCTCTTCCAGAAATATGTTGATTTTGTATAGGATTCTCAATCCATTCACGCTCTTGATGCTTTTTACCATCTTTAATGGTATTGCTTACAATAACAAATTCGCCATCATAGTCCGTGCGATATCTTTCTAGCATTATAGTCTTCCAACAAGTACTTCTATTACACCTGTG